TCAATGGTAACATTATTGTTTAACTCCCCAGGTTAGATACCAAGCAATGACCGCAGCCACTGCATAGCACATGAACATTGCTCTACGAACCTTTGCCAAATCTTCTTTAAACTCTCTAGTAAGTTCATTGTCTTGTTTCTCTATCTTTTGTTTAATGGTTTCGATTTCAGTCCAGCGTTTAACTCCATGCTTTCTTATGAAATCAGCTTTGACTTTAGCTTCTTCGATACGGATGGATTCTTGACGTTGCCATTCCATCAATGCTCTCTTGAAGTACTGCTCTTTTAAGACCTGAGATTCTTTTATCTGCCTTCTACGCTCTAGGTCTTTCTGCTGTGCTACTGCTGCAGCGTCCTTCTGTACATCGACAATACTTTTAGTAATGGATTTACTAGCCTCACGACTAGCGTCCATGCTACTAGTTACAGACTTTGCTCCTTCTAAAAATCCAAATTGATCTGACATATATCATTCTTCTAGTTCTAATCCCTTTTTAGCAAGTCTTGCTCTGATGAACTGTGTTCTAAATTCTGGATCTTGTAGCTTCTCTCCTAATAGTTCTTTAGTCGCAGCACTACGAGCTCTCTTTAATCCTCTTTCTAAAATTACTTTCTTAATAGAATCAGGAGCATTTTGATAACCAGACGATTCAATGATACGTGGTAGAATTGTATCAGCATACTGACTAGATAAAGCCTGATACTTAGCCTGATCAACACCTTCTAATTCTACACCACGAAGATTCTTACTAGGTAAGTCATAATCTACCTTAGTACGTTTAACTTCTTCTTGTACTGCAGTACGTGTAGCAGGAGATGTCTGTAGTCCAGTGTAGGCTGTTAAACCATACGAAGGATTCTCTCTTGCTCCTCCAAATAATTTAGATTGTATTGGAAGTTGCTCACGAGATGGGATAGGAAGACCTAAACCAAAGTCAGGAATACGGTTTTGCACTGCTTCTCCAAAGCTAGTCACAACACGAGCATAAGGATCAGCAGAACGTGCAGGAGCTGCTATGAAAGATGGGACTAATAAGCCAGCAAAACTATTTATAAAACTACCGCCATATTGCTCTGGGTTATGTGCTGCTTGTAGGACACCAGAGATACCTTCTAAGTATGTCTTAGATACGATGTTTTTAGTCACACCTGCTATAACATCAATCACCGCTTTATTAAACGCTTTATTGTCATACTTAGGAGCTTCTACATATGTACGCACTGCGTTAATACCGTCTACTGAAGCTCCCATGATAGTTGCTAAAGGTTCTACACGAGCATAGGAATAATATGTATCACCGATTTTAATACTATACTCAGGAATACCAGCAGCAATCATAGCGTTACGCTTAGCAGCATCTTTAGGATACGAACCAGTAACAGTATCGTCAGCTACCTGTTGAGCTAGTGCAGCAGTTATACCCATGCCAATAGCAGTTCTTGCTACCTTAACATCCGTAGGAGTATTCTTAGAGAAGACACCTAATGGTGTATATGACAGAGCATCCTTCATAATGTTAATAGGAGTCTTAACGAATGGAATAACAGGAGCTACCCAAGGATGAGATGCTCTTAAAGCTAGTAATTGATTACCAAAGCTTCCTAAATCTGCCTGGAATGTAGCTTGCTTAGCAAAGTTACGTACATCATCAACAAGCTTAACACGAGCACTGTCAGGTAATGTAGCTAACTCAGGAGCTTTAAGAACATTATCTTTCCAATCTGTGGTCTTAGTGTTTACTTTGCGTAGGGCATTGTATACAGTCTCAGTATCTCCATACTTACCAGAAGAAGCTAAGCGATAGGCTTGAGCATTGTATTCCATACGACGGAAGACAGACTTGAAGAATTCGTCAACACCTACGCTAAGACGACTAGGAGTACGAATTACTTCTCCTAATACCTTTTCAACTTTAGTAGCACCTTCTTGTGTACCTATAGCACCACGAATCTCAGGCATTGCTGCATCGAGAGGACTACCACGTAGGAATCCTTCCTTAGCAAAGAATGCAGATTCTAAGACACCATCCATCAATCCTCTGAATGCAGGAAGAACTTCTCCAATCTTAACTTTACTTGCAGGATTAACTGCTTGAAGGATACGCTCAGTACCTAGCAAGCCTACCTTAGCAACACCAGAGAATGCGTTAACTGCTGTAGTAGCTAGACCAGAAATGTAGGAGTTAACTACAAACTCACCGAACTTGTCTGCCCAGCCTGGTTGTTTAACAGATTCTTTAGTAAGCTCAGCAATAGATTTATTCTTATCAAAGCTAGTACCAGGAGCAGACTTAATAGCAGACACAGCATCACGTAATGCAAAGATGTCTGATAATTCTTTACCACCATTCTTAGACAATCCTTTAAGGATCTCCTCAGTAGAACCAATTACTTTCTTCTGAGCTTTAGCTGCTGCTAAGGCACGACCAATATTAGATACGTTACCAATAGCAGAGAAGAGAATAGGTTTAACTTCATCAAAGTCTTTCTTAAATACTGCAGCAATCTCTGCATCAGTCATACCAGCAGCACGACCATTTAAGAATAACTCATCGATAGAGTTAATCATATCTACACCACGCTGTAACGCAGGAATGTAAGCATTGATTAGATCACGACCGCCAATCTCCTGCACCTTACGGTTGAGTAAGAAGTTCACTGCGGAGTCAGCAGGAATATTGAGAGGTGTTGTATCTAACTCAGTAGCAATAGCTCCTTTGTTAGCTGATACGATACGAGTAAGTAACTGCTCTGGATCTTCTGCTTTGTAGCCAGCTTTGAGATACGCTGCTAAGTTCTGTTCACGTAATGGATTATCTGCACTAAATGCAGCAGTAAATCTTGAAGCAGGTATGTCAGTTAATCTAAATGGAGCATCTGTAAAGAGAGCACGATAGTCTCCACCAGCAATCTCATTGGTTAGCTTAGTAGCTAACTCAGAGTCTTCTAACTGTTGGAGCAAAGGAACAATACTGTCTTGTAGTTCAATATTCTTAGTAGCAGTAACATCAGCAATCTCTTGAGCAATAGAACTTAGTGGTACATTGTCCTGAGTAATCTTACCTGATCCTCCTAAGAGAACAGCACGATTATCTTTTAATTCTTTACCAGCATTAGTAACAGCTTCTTTACCGTATTTCTGAATCAATCCTCCGATTGTACCACCGAGAACACCTCCTACGACAGCACCACCAGCAATGTTTAATAATCTACTATCATCACCATAGACAGGCTCTAATGCACCCATTACAGCACCAGCTCCTGCGATGTTACGAACACCTTGTGCAACAGTACGAACTCCTCCGAGAGGAACTAAGTTAATAGGATCTAAGATACTTCCAGCAATCTGTGAACCATAAGCTGCAACAGGACGTTGCTGAGCCATTGCTCTAAACTCTGCTTCACGCTGTAGATCTGTTTGTTGTATTTTACCAGGAGTTGCTAAGCTAGATATCTGATCGCCTAACGGAGTTCCCTGCATCTGAGTAATTAAGTCTTGTTCCTCAGGAGGAATAGTAGAAGGAGTTCCTCCTAAGAGTTGAGCTGCTCCACGAATAGACGAAGTAATACCACGCTCTACACCACGAGCAATAGTTTCTCCTACACCGTATTGTTTACCAGGTTCAGTGCCTAATTGTTTTTGTATTACTGCAGCAATTTCTTCATTAGACATCGAATCAGGAAACTCTATAGTTCCTAAGACAGGTACTTGAATTATTGGCATTATTTTACAGGCTCGATTTTACCAGTTTGTGGGTTGTATACTCCTGTAGGACGACCACCGCTTGTTTTAGCAGGTGCTGCAGGAGCTGCTCCAGGGCGAGTTACTGCACTGTCAGGAATTGCTTCGTATTCTGTTTTACCAGTCCTTTTATCAATCTTAGCCATAGAAACTGGAGCTCCTGTAATGTCAGTAATAACTTTCCAGTCATACTTGCCAGATTCAATGTCTTCTCTGAGCTTAGTTGCTTGAGCTTTTTGAGCATCTGTTTGAGCATTACGTAGAGCAATCTCAGCCAAATCTTTAGAGCGTTGTGTCTCAATATTAACTTGAATCTGACCACGCTGTTCAGCAAGGCGCTTAGCAAGTGTGTCATTACCAGCATCACGAGCTTTAGCAATCTGCTCATCAAGCAGTGTAGGATTCTTAGTATATAGTTCAGTCTCAAGAACTTGAGTTCTAAGCTTCTCTCCTTTAGCTTTTTCTGCTAAGTCTTCTGCTTTACGCAGTTCTTGTGTAGCCATGAAAGCTTGTTGACCTAGACCAGCATCAGCGAATCTTGTCTGTAATTCTCTGTAGAAAGATAATGGATCGTTAGGATCAGCAGCTTGCATAGCAGTATTATATACAGATTGAATCTTAGTTAAGTTCTGCAATACAGGATTAGTAACTTCAAAGAAGCCACGATCTTGTGCTACGTTAGTTAAACCTCTGCCAAGCAATGAACCAAGCTGTGCTCCTAATTGGCTTTGTGCAGGTAGAGCAGCAATACGAGCTTGCTCTTGTTGAATTAACTGTTGACGGTATAGCTCAGGATCTGCACCAAGCAGTGCCTGTTGATTACCTAATAGTGGATTTACTGGTTGTCCCATAATTGTTCCTTAGAATAAACCGCCATAAGATTGTTGATTATATGAATATGCAGAAGGACTAGACCACGGATCATACCCACGAGTTACATCGGTGTAAGGCATTGAAGCATTCCACATACCTGGAGTACCACCTCCACCACCGCCTCCTCCGATATTACCAGAAGCAGCACCAATCAAACTAGACAGGAACTGATTATTCATTTGCTGAGCTTGTAGATTAGCACCATATTGTGTCTGAGCACCTTGTACAGCACCTCCGTATACTGTCTGAGCACCAGCTTGCTGACCTGGCATCTGAGCAGAACCTAGCTGTAAGCCTAACTGGTATGGTTGCTGAGCCATCTGCTCTACTTGACTAGACAATCCTAACTGAGCAAGTAATGGAGAGTATGCACCAGCTTGTCCTTGTACTTGTGTGCCTAATAATCCAGCACCAGTGCCAAACAAACCAGCACCAAACTGTGCTCTCTGTTGTCCTGCTTGTTGTCCTTGAGCAGCTAACTGTAGATCTTGCTGAGCTAGTGCATTGTAATATGCCTGTAGTTCAGGAGACGTAGGAGCACCACCTGTACCAGTCTGAACTCCTAAGCCACCACGACCACGAGCAAACAAACCACTTCTAACATTAGATAGCTGAGCTTGTCTGCTAGGAGCTAGTAAAGCTTGTTGACTTGTAACATAATCCTGAGCAGCTTGCTCTGGTGATGTAGCTAAGTATTGTTGACCTAAGTTAAACAAGCGTTCAGAAGCACCAGTCAGTGGAGCATACTGACCAGCCATCTGTTCTGCTTGTGCTAACGTAGGAGCAAATCTACCAAATAGTTGGTTCTGCAAAGCAGATAATTCAGGAGCTGCAGTGTATCCTGCTGAAGAAATATAAGGAACACCAGTACGAGGATCTATCTCACGAGTGAACTGAGACGTACCAAATCTGGTAGTCATGCCTACAGGACGGAATGCAGAGATATTAGCAGCATCTATACCAGCTTGTCGCTGTTGTGCTGCAGCTTGTTCTCCTGCTTTTCGTACCCCACTAGCCCCTGTAAAGGGGTCTAATACTGCACTAACTATACCGCCCATGTTTTGCTCCTAATAAATATAGTGTATTTCTTGTCGTTAACTTCTATAGGTTTTAATACTTCCCATCCTGTTACTGAACCAAACTTAGCAAGCTTAGTATTCTCTTCTTCTACTAATGCTAACAGAGGAACATTAGTAAGATACTGTAATAAGTTTAAATCTTCTAAGTACTTCTTCTTTACTTCCTGCGACCACTTATGTACATCTGTATGAAACCACAATGCTGCATCGTGTAGCTCTAAGTACATTGTGTAGTCGTCTCTAAGGACTACAGGTACTTTCATATTAGGTCTTCATAATAAACGCAAGAGCGTAGTATGGAGGTAAGTTCTGATTTGTACCACTAGAGCCTGTAGAACCTGTTGTAAATGTATGCGTATGTGATGCGTCTAATACTGCTCGCCCAGCTTCACTAACATCGATTGAGGCTGGTGTTCCTTGCAGCGAGTATCCTGTTTGTCTTGTAAATACCCCACTTGCTGATCCATAAAGACCAAATGTTTCAGAAACACCAGTAATGTCTCCTGTTAAAGATGTAGAGGCAGTTGTCCCTGTATGTGTGTGGCTTACAACAATAGAATCTTTAGAGCCGCCAGATGTTGTATTGCTTCCAGTTACAGTTGTATAGGCAACACCAGCAGTATCGCTATGAGCACCAATAACAAATCTATTACGAAGATCAGGAGTACTATTAGAACCATTACATAATACCCATCCTGTAGGAATGGTAGCGATAGTACCAGACCACATCATAATCATGCCTGTAGTAAATGCTGCTGATAAAGCTGTCTGTACAAAAGCTGTAGTTGCTACTTGTGTTGTATTTGTTCCTGCACTAGCCGTAGGAGAAGTAGGAGTTCCTGTCAGAGCAGGACTGTTTAAGTCTGCCTTAGAAGAAATAGCAGAAGCTACAGCAGTTAACTCAGTGTCAATCTCTGTACCTTTAACAATCTTACCTGAGTTACCTGTAGGAAGAGTATCCTTAGCTGTAAAGTTAGTTGCTTTTGTATAGTTACTCATATCAGTTCCTTAGATTAAAATCTTTCCTTGTTTGATTCCTACGTCAATCTTCTGAATAGACAGAGGATTACCATTAATATCTGCTTCTAAGCCTAGTTGAAGTACAGTTCCTTGACCACCTGCATTAATAGAGAAGCGATCTAAAACAATACCTGAGGTATATTCAGCAATGTTATATTCTGTAGATCCTGGTGTAGTATCTACAGTAGAGTTATTATACTCATATACTACAGCAGTTTCTAAAAGATAAGTAGTAGCTTGATAGCCTTCGCTGTAATCAAAGCCCCACTTGATAGCTACTGATTGGTTAGTACCGCCAATCAATACCCAGCCAATCTTCTTTAATATCTTTAAAGAAGTAGCAGCATCAAAATCAAAGTAATTAGTATAGTACTGTAAACGATATGAAGAAGTGTTGTCAGCATGTCCGAAGTATTTACCAATATAACCAGGCTTACCTATAAATAAATTTCTATCTTGTGTTACGCAGAAAGCCTTAGGTTCAATACTATCCCAAATAGTTACACGCATTGCTCCATCTTGTAGCGGAGCTCTGGTATCAAAGCAGTATACAAACTTAGTAGCAGGAAGCGTTAATAAATAAATAGCATCACGCTCAAAGTAGATACTCTTAATCTTAGTTAGGTCTGTCTCAGAAGCCACAGCAGCCATTAAGTCATCACGAACATTCTTAGAGATATCACGCATTGGTAGTGACTTCTCTTGGATGACTCGCTGTAGACTACGAACTCCTGCGTCAGATAAAAATATTACATCTGTACCTAAGCTCTGAACTGAATCACGAGCAATACAGCCTACGTTGTTTAATACTTCTACTAATGTTAACGCACCAGTATCTAAGGGATTAGCGTAGATAGCTGTGTTCTTTTTACCAAAGAATATAATATATCCATTATGTGCTGCAGCAGCGACTACAGGATCTCCATTAGGAAGAACTTCTTGTAGGTTTAAATAACCAGCAGAACCATTTTGAAAGTCTGTACCAGCTAAGAGATCACTAAAATAAACTGTCTGTGTATCTCCGCTGATACCACCACACCAGATCCTACCATAAGCAGACAACACCCAGCTAGGCATGAATGTTGCTGTGCTGTGATTAGAAGGCAACGCAGCAGCATCTCCTACACGCTGATAACCAAATGTACCGCTATCATGTGAATTAAAAGGATTACCAGAAACAGGTAGCTCATGATATACTAGCATAGGATGAGAAGCTTGTGCCATGTACACATGAGGTTGGAAGTCGCTAACATCGCCATACGACAGAGCAGCACCTTGCCAGTCATTAGCAGTAATCGTGTATGTAGCGTTACCACTGTTCGTAGTATTACGTACTGTCTTAGTAGTCATCGTAGTTGTTCCTACGAATAACTTATTATTACCAGCACTAAGCACATCTGTGCCGCCACCAGTGACTACTTCAAAGATAAATTCCACTGGATTACCAGAACCTAAGTCTGTGTTAACTGCAGAGTTTACTGGTGTCCATCCACGACGAGCACCGATACGACCATACTTATCAATCACACAGTTCTGTGCCTTCAGAGCATATCCTGAAGACAACGTAACACTACTCTCCTGAGTGTTTAATCCGTAGAACCCAGGAGCTGCTACTGAAGATGTCTGTAGTGGACTAGCCATTAGTTCCAGACCCACTCTTGTTCTTCTAAATACCGTCCTGATTCAAGTGCTATAGCGTCTGCTAAGCTCTGACGCATGAGTTGATATGTCTCCCCAGCTTGAACTCCTCCGTCTTCACCACGCTCTGCCTGAGCCCTTGCAAGAGCACCTAGGATTACAGGCTCTTCAGGTACTAGTAAAGTATCAGCATTAACTGCTAAGGGTACTTGTGGTTTAATAATATTAAAGCGAAGGTTATACGCACCATTAGGAATAGGGTATAAGTCTACCTGAGTATCTCCGTTGGAGTTAGTACCATTAAAGTTATAGTATGCAGGAGACCCCTTCTGAGGAGTAGTCATTAAGAACTGCTGATCCATCCACTTAGTAGAGGCTAGTTCTACGAATGCATTCTGAGTATCGTTGATGACATCAATAACTCTGAATCTTTGTCCTGAGCCAACTAGAACGTAGTTAAATACATCGGCTGTAGTCGTAGCAGATAAGGTATCAGACAAGGCATTCCAGTTGTAGGAGTCTTCTACGACCCTCTTAGAATCATTGACATATCTAGCAATCAATTTTACATAGGCATTATCAGAGACCGAGGAAGCCTCAGGCTCACGAAGCCGTATCAGTACGTCATTTACTAGTTGAATGTAGTTCATATCTCTATATTATACCATAAAATTGATTAAAAGTCAATACCCTACCACTTAACTTTATCAGCCCAGTACGCAGCAGAAAGCTTACCTTTAGCAATATTCGCAGCATGTCGAGCTTTGAAGCTCTTCTGTCTAGCCTTCTCTGCTGGAGTCTTAGGAGAAGAACCTGCTCCGCTTACACCTTGTTGACCAAAACGAATAAGCTTCTCGGTATCTCCAGACTTAGCCAATACAGCGTGTGACTTAGTAGGATGTCCTGGAGTACGTTTAGGCTTGTTATAACCTGAGAAGGTTTCCTTACCTTTTTTAATCATTTCTTCTTCGCTGTCTTAGCAGCTTCCTTAAAAGCTTTAGCCGTAGGAGCACCCTTACTACCTACCTTACGCATCTTCTCTCCAGATCCTTGAGCTATCCTTTTACGTTTAGCTGCGATATTAGCATACAAGCCAGGCTTAGTAGCCACGCATAGCTCCCATCTTCTTCATTGGCTTAGCAACTACCTTAGCACCAGTCTTCTTAGCATACTGCTTAGCTTGCTTCTTACCCTTAGTTGTATAGGGGAACTTCTTATCTTTGACCATTGGCATATTATTTCCTTTTCTTGGGTTTAGCTACTTTAGCGGTTGATAATGCGATTGCGACTGCTTGCTTCTGTGGTCTTCCTTCTTTGACCATCTTAGAAATGTTCTTACTGATTGTCTTTTGTGACTTACCTTTAGCGAGTGGCATTATTATTCCTTATGAAAACTGTTGTACTGAACTGCGTTGCTCTATCTCAAACGATGCTATAATTGTGGTGGTTGAACCTGTTTGTGAGATAGCTCTAAGTTCGTCTTTCTCATCCATCATAAAATAGAAACCATTATCTAGTACTAAATAAGCTTTAGCTGTTAAGTTATATTCAAACAAGACCTCTATTGATACGTTGGCACTAGCATCATACCAATATACAGTAATATGTTTAGCAGAAGTACTGTGATTACTTACTAGGATATTAACACACTTTGCTAAGTTACGAGTAGGAACAGTAAAGAGAGTAGTCAGCGTATTCGCTGTTAAGTTCTTACCTACGGAATGTGCTATACTCATTTAAGTACCAAGGTTAGTAACGTTACAATAATGAATCCAGCAGTGCCTATAAGAATCTGTTCTAGTCTCTTTAGTCTAGCGTGTATCTGTTCGTATCGAACTTTACAGACTTCTTCATGGCTTAGAAGTTTTAATTCTGCTTCTGTCACGGTGTCATCCTTTGAGCTTGTTCAGCCTTAAATGTTTCGTATGCAGACTTAACTTCATCAGTCCATGCCACATTACAAATATCTTTGACCTTTTGTTCTTGGTCGCTAATGTCCATGTCAGGAGTTAATACCCAACGATGGAATGAATTAGATACAAACTTACCATCTCGTTCAATAGTTGTGTTTCTACGGACTTGAATAATCCATTGGTTTACTACTTCAATCCTGTCAATTTCGACTTTTTCAGTAAGTGCCATTTTTATTCCTTATGCTGATGCTTGATAGGTAACAGTAAAAATATATTCGTAGTTAGTAGTCCAAGTTATATTTCCATTTGTGGCAGTTCCTAAAAAAACCTGATTGGCAGCACCGCCTAAAACAGCTTGATAAGAATTTCCTGTTGCACCATCTTCACGACCAACACCTAAAGCTGACCTATATGCAGTTGATGGTTTTGTTGCATTAAATGGAATACCACCGATTGAAACACTACCACTAGCAGTTCCAGGAGTTGTTAAAATAAAAGTTCCAGTAATCGTAACTGATTGCCCAACTTTTACATATATTCCACTAGAACCATAGGCAGTTAAACTACCGCTTGATGGAGTTACTGTTGGTGTCCAAGTCCCTTCTTCATAATCATCTAAAGTATTAGCGTTGCTTGATGATGATGCAGTTGCTGGAAAAGTAATACCAGCACCGCTAGTAGATGGGGTAGCGTTACCTACACCGATTGTTGTTGGAAATTGGCTACCAACCGAGCCGTCAATGATTGCTGACATTATCTTGCTCCTTCTAATTCAGCGATGCGGACTGCTTGTGCTTCTACTTTAGCGTTTAGAGTATCAACAGATGCTGACAGTTCTTGGATAGCTTTAAATGCTACCGCTACAAGCGAACCATAATCTACAGAATATTGTCTTTCTTCTTCTCCAAAAACCACTTCAGGTATTTTTTCTTTTAATTCTTGAGCAACAAACCCAATGTAATCACCTTCTACATCTACACGATTAAAACTTCTTGGTTGAGTTTCTAATACAGTATTTAATCCGTATTTAATTGGCTCAATATTTGTCTTTAAACGAGCGTCAGAAGCATTAGTCCACGCACCAGCAGATGACAAAGTTGCTTCGTTTGAACCATTGAAAAAATACATAATACTGCTTGTCATGGTCATTCTTCTATAACCATTGCTATCTCTTTCAATAGACAAGCCAGCATCTCCATCAACGCACATTTTTGCACCAACAGTATTTGTAGTTCTTCCAACCAACACATTACCACCAGAGGTAATACGCATCCGTTCTGTGTTGGCTGTGTAAAACACCATATTGGCAGAATTTAATGTTGCTGAAGTACCTGCAATTAAACAGTTATCTTCGCCTAAAATAACTCCATAATTTGCACCGCTAAAAAAGCCATAGCCATTTGCAACATGAAGTTTGTAACTAGGACTAGCAGTACCAATACCTACATTCTGTGAAGTATCAATAGTTACCGCAGTAGTGCCGTTATTAGTAGCTAACTGTAATGAGCCTGAGTTGTCAGCACTAGAAACAAGTCCTGTGCTAGTAGTTGCGTTAATAATGGATGCCATTATGCTACTCCTTTTGGATGACGGGCTTTGACCGCCAAGCAGTCAGCAATGTATTTATCAATCTGTGCTTGGTCACCTTTTACTACACCATCAATGTAATCGGTGATGAATGGGTATTCTGCGGCTCTTTTAGCAATATAAGCATGAGCATCTACATAAGCCTGTACTGCATCTTTATCGTATGCGACTTCGTTGCCGTCTGCATCGTAAGCGACATCGCCACGAATGGTTACTACGGATGGGTTTAATTTGTATATGGTTTCGTGGTTCATCCCGCTATCTCCAATAAGGTAATCTGTGCAGTTGAGCCGTCAATATTTACATATGCAGTACCTGTTCCACTATAGTTTCTAAATTGAGTTTTATAAGTAATAGAGGAAGTTGTTGCTGGACTATCTAAATAATTACAATTCCATACAACATAGCCACCAACCCCAGCAGAATCTGTTAAACCTAATCTACCATTTATTAAAATTGAAGTTGAGTTTCTTAATACTTGCATATAAATACCAGCAGATGTCGTGCTTTTAAACATACCTTGTGAGCAAAGAATAAGAATTTTGCTAGAAGAACTACTAGGAGTAATGCTTGCAGATAAACCAGCATCAGAGTAAGTTCCTGTGCTATTGCTAATTTCGGTTGAATAAGTAGCATTAACCACCTGAATTACATTACCAGCTTTAGGTGATGTATCTGTAAGAACTGTTCCTGTAACGGCTGGTAAGGTTAATACAGTAGTACCAGCAACGGCTGGTTCTTGTAGAGTAATACTTCCGCTAGTTGAGCCTACTAAAACAATACTCATATCTTATCCTTATAGAACTACCCAACGACTACCAGAACTTACAGTAACAGTAACTCCACTATTGACTGTAACTGCACCAGTACTCATTGCATTTTGACCAGAAGCGATTGTGTAGTTTGCTGCGATGGTTGCACTATTAGCAATGATTCCATTCGTAGCAACTAACTGAGAAGCCTTTAACTCACCAGTGCTTGGCTTGTATAGTAACTTAGCATTGGATGTGTATACAGTTGTAGGAGTTCCACTAGTTGCAGCAGCAAACATTGGATATAAATCACTAGCAGTGCTTGTATCGTTGCTAAGAGCTGCTCCTCCTTGAACAGAAGAAGTACTGATGGCAGTAATTAAACCTTTACCGTTGACTGTGATTACAGGAACAGCAGTAGAACTACCAAATGAACCAGTATTAGAGTTAACTGTAGCAAGCGTTGCGTTAGTGATTGCAGTGCCAGTGTTACCTGACATTGTTAAATCACCGCCAGTAACTGATATAGAACCAGAAACTGCAGCAGTTGTTACTGCAGTGATTAATCCTTTGCCATTAACTGTAATGACTGGAACAGCAGTCGATGAACCGAAAGAGCCAGTGTTAGAGTTTACTGTAGCAAGCGTTAAAGCACTTGTACCAATAGTGCTAGTAGCATCGCCAGAGAATGCAGGAAGTCTTGCTGCAGCTAGAGTACCACTAGAGATATTCGTAGCGTTTAACGATGTTAGGGAAGCACCAGAACCACTAGGACTGAGAACATCCGTACCAATTACTAAACCTAAGTTAGTTCTAGCATTGGCTGCAGTAGAAGCTCCTGTACCACCGTCAGCTACTGCTAAGTCAGTAATACCTGTGATAGAACCACCAGTAATAGATACTGAACTAGCAGCCTGAGTAGCAATAGTACCTAAGCCTAAGTTAGTTCTAGCAGTAGACGCAGAAACTAAATCACTTAGATTATTAGCTTTGGTTAGGAATGTAGTGCCTGAAGAATAAGCATCAACCCAAGCAGAACCAGTGTATACCTTCATTGCTCCAGATACGGAGTTGAAGTATAACGATCCAGCTACTAAGGCATTGCCATCATTGTCTAACGTAGGATCAGAAGTCTTAGACCCTAAGTAACGATCATCAAAGTTATCGTATGCTGTTAGGGTTTGATCTCTTGCTGTCTCAGCAGCAGTCTGAGCATTAGCAGCGTTAGTCGCTGAAGTAGCTGCATTGCTTGCAGAAGTACTTGCATTGGATGCAGACGTAGAAGCAGCAGAAGCTGAATTACTTGCGTTAGTTGCTGAGGTGCTTGCTGCGGAAGCAGAGTTACTAGCGTTGGTTGCTGAAGTAGACGCAGCAGATGCTGAGTTAGAAGCGTTTGTAGCGGATGTAGAAGCGTTGCTTGCAGATGTTGAAGCTGCACTTGCTGAACTTGCAGCGTTACTTGCTTGAGTGCTTGCAGTAGATGCACTGTTACTTGCATTAGTGGCAGATGTAGCAGCGTTTGTTGCTGAAGTCTGTGCTGCTGCTTGAGCTGTTTCAGCAGCTACCTCTGCAGCTATTGCAGCATCTTTAGCTTGTAGTGCTAATAAGACTTCACTAGAAGCGTCTCCTACAGCGTCACCTGCTCCACCTGCACCACGATAAATAGCCAAAATTTATCTCCTATATTTGTTTAAATACACTCATCGAATGCACTTAAAGAAAACTCCCCAGCCGAAGCTGGAGAGTCTTAGGAACTACTATTAGCCGTTAACAGCTAATACAAAGCCAGTCTCAGGACGTACTACTTTAACACCGTAGAGGGTGTCAGCAGTGTACAGAGTAGACAAGTACTCTTGCTTGTACTGAGTCTGTGAACGAACAGACATTTGCTCAGCCAATACCATTGTATCACGATGAGCCAAGATAGCTGCTTTAACATCGCCACCAACGCTGTTGTTAGCGTCAGTTTCAATGATTGGGCAGTTGCTTGTTACATAGATGTCGATACCATAGAGCTGACCGATCTGACCGTTGTTTACACCACGACCATCAACGAAATCAGAGCTGTTATAACGATCAATACCCATGATAGCTGCACGTAGTGATGGAGGAACAGCGAAGAAACGACCATCCATTGGGGTATCAGCATCGTCCATGAGCTTGATCAAGGCACGGAAGCCAGCGTCAGTAAATACGTCAGCAGTAACTACAGTGTCTTCAGCGTATGCTGTGAGACCAGTAGATACGTCGATGTAATAGCTGGTGCTGTGTGTCCAGTCAGAAGCGTCACCGTTACCGAAAGACTTACCTAATTGGAACAAGGTGTCGTCAACTTTCTTAGCCAAAGCATAGCCAGCGTCGTCAGTGTAGAAACGACGGAGGGATGCCAAAGCCTGAACTTCGACGATGTCTTCGATAAAACGTGAGTACTCGAAGTGCTGGTCAATGCTGACGTTTACTTCGGTCTCGGTATCAGCTTGGATAGTAACTGCAGTGTTAGCTGCTTTAGCTGTTGCTACACCACGTGTTGGCTTTGGAATATGGAGCGTGTCGCCCTTCTTACCTTTCATGGTCATTTTATTGACCAGGTTTGCCAATACTAGGTTCTTCTGATATGCAGCGATAACTTCGTCAGACCAAATCTCTGGAATGAATTTATCTGCTGCTGTTTTGTTAACGATGGATGTTGATCCACCTGGGTATGTTACTGCTGCCATTTTAAATCTCCTAAAATTAAATTAAAGTTATTTAACCCTATTCTCTGCGTAAGCTTGTAGAATTTCATCTGCCATGCTTTCGTATCGAGCTGGGTCTTGCATTCTTAAGCGAATAAGATCTGCACGACGATAAACAGGTTTTGTTGACTCTCCTGTGCCACCTTGTTGGACGGCTGCAGTCTTAAGTGCTTTGCTTCGATTCTCATCATCGACTTTCTTCAGCGATTCGTCAGCAGCTTTAGTAGCTTCTACTTTTTGTTGTTTGACGTTGCGTATAGACTTGTAAGTCTCTAGCAGTTCTAATGCTGAATCTACATCGTAGTTGTTTGCCTTAGCAAATAATTCCATCCGTACCTTTGATCCTTGAATCCAAGAAGCAAAGTCATCAGATTGTGCTACACTTAAATAATCAGGATGTGCTTTCTCAATCGTCTGCAGTGCAACTACTTGGGCTTGTTGAGCCTGTTGTTCTTGCAATTGCTTTAGGATTGGGTTGTTCGCTACTGCCTGATTTACTGCCTTAGCAGGGTCTTCGTACCAATCAATCTCTTGTGCTTTACTTGGCTGTGTGTCGTGCTTCTGTTCGAGTTGTTGCTTGATGTATTGATCTAAGAGTTTACGATTCTCACCAACCTCTTGTGCCTGTCGTCCGATTAACTTCTCGGCTTCTTGATGCATCTTAATAATCTCATCAAGAGATTTATTACGATACTTCTCAGGTAAGTCTTGTTCTGGAGCAGCCTCTTCAGTTTGTCCTACTATTTCTTCAGCAGGTTCTGGGGTTGTACTCTCTTCTTTGGTTGGATCAGCGTACTTCTCGTTAGCGTCTACTTCGGGCAGTTCGATAAAATTTGCAGCCATGTATATTCTCCTGTCGCAATGCGATTTTAGGACATTTAAAAAATAGCTCGGTGGTCAAGAGTCCATTTACGAGCCGTGATTAGCTGTTGTTTTTCTTTCCAATGCCAGCTTCTCAGCTCTCATCTTTGACCATCGTGCAGTAGCACTAGGGAAATCTCCACTGATTGG